TATTTTTATCAAAGACATCGTAAGTCTTGCGCAAGATAGTGGCTGTTTGAGCTTGACCGATTTTCTGTTCTTCCTCACGCGCCATTTTCTCCCTTTGGCACTCCGGGCAAAAGGTTCTGTTCCGTTCGTCCTGTAGTGGTACATCGTCATTTAAAGACCACTTAAAGCACGAATGTATAGAGCATGTTTCTTGTTCGTTTATATGGTAGACCAGCGGTAAATCCATGCTGTCACCTCCTTAAAATACAGTGACTCCTAATTCTGCCCAGCTATCAATATAGTCTTGTTGTGATTGTCCGTTATAACCACAAGCGTGGAATGCAAGTCCGTAGTTATCATCACTGCTTATTTTGTTTAGCAAGACATCTAAATCTTCTTTAACAAATTTCATCAAGCCCTTGATGCTTCCACATGGATAAAATGGGCGATACCCGTCAATATCTAATTGCCATGCCCAACCAAAAGGTGTTTTATTGTAAACATATTTAATATTTTCCATTTTTCTTCCTCATTAAAATCCTAATTCCGGATCAATTTCGTGGACGCTGATATCAGTTCCAAGCAGTGCATACTTGCCACTCTTGAAATCTTTTGGCCGATTGTTCTGATCTTTTTTCTTTTCTTCAAAGATACGATCTGACTCTTTGACTTCTTCCAGCGTTGTATATCCTTTTTCTTTCCAAGACTTCAAAATCTTGTCAAGATAGTTAAAACTGGTAGAGCCTGCATCTTCAGTCTTTTCTACCGCGTATTGGATCATCGGGATTGTGAAATGGTCTAATGCGATATAGTCCATTAACATTTGAGTGTGTCGCTCGTTAATTTTGATGTTACTGTCTTTGATAATCTTTGAGAAAGATTTTTGACCAGCATCATCGTCATTATCAACTGACCTTGACTCTACTAGACTATACTCACCTATACTATCCTCTACTATCCTATCCTTACCTATACTATGCCGACACTTGCCCGTCACTTGCCCGTCATCTGTCTGACACTTGCCCGTCACTTGCCCGTCATCTGTCTGACACTTGCCCGTCACTTGCCCGTCAATGTATTTTTTTTGACCTGTAACCCGTTTCCCTTCAACCACCAAGTCTGTTTTTTCTAGTAACAGTTCGCGGTAGCGTGAGGGTTGTACTCGGTCCGCTCTGATTTTGTTTTGTTCTTCAAAGTCAGTGATAAAGTAAACCATGTCGTCGTTTAGTGGTAAGATGAATTTTTTTACAACCAGCAACCCCAGCGAGTCTTCCTTAGCTCCAATCATTCGGACGATTGGGAAAGCCTCAACCACTCCATCATCGTCACTCGATAAAATCAAGTGAGTATATAGAGCTTGTGCCTCGAACGGCATCATCAAAAATTTTCGACTTTGAAAAATCTTTTTAGATAACATTCTTCTCTCTGCCATCTTTCTCCTTTCTATTTACTTACAAAAGTTCACGCTTCGTGAACTTTGTATTTAAAAAAATAAGCTGGGATATCTTTCGGATCAAGGCCAAGCACTTCAACCGCTTTTGAAATTTCGCTATCTTTCCAAGATACCTTGTTATTCAATTTAAGCGAGATACTGCGCTCCGATACCCCCATAGCCTGGGCGAATGCCAGTTGCGTTCCCATCTTCTCTGTGATCGCGCCTAGCAGCTTTGAGTAGTCATTGCTCATATTGTAGCTCCTTTCTTTGTTCACGTTTCGTGAACTTTGATTATGGTTAAAGTATACCACGCACCGTGAACTTTGTCAACAGTTTTTTTCATAATTCTTGAACTTTTTTATTTTTATTTTTCAAATATTGTGATATACTATAGTAGAAATAAGGAGTTGATCAAAATGAGAAAGTACGAAACAGCGGATAGAATACGACAGCTAATGGAAGAAAAGAACTGGAAACAAGTAGACATCTTCAATAATTCAAAACCATATCAAGAAAAATTAGGTGTCAAACTTGGCAAAAGTGCAATCTCGCAATATGTAAATGGTGTACAAGCACCAGACCAAAGACGGCTGGCCTTGCTTGCCTTAACTTTTAACGTGTCAGAGGCTTGGCTCATGGGATATGACGTCCCACGGGAGCGGGAAGTAACCGCTGAAACGGGCTATTCAGAAACAGACTTGCGCAAACTAGCAGAAAGCGCAAAGACTTTCGACGGGAAGCCATTAACAGAAAGCGATATCGTGGCTATACAGAATATTATCGAGGGGTATCTAAAAGGCAGATTATGACGATAGAAGAAATATGCGACAGCGAGGGAGTCACCCTTGCTTACTTTGATAACGAATTATGGCCACGGCCAGGAATGATAATCTCAGATATGAGGATTATCTTTGTAAACAAATCACTAACTAGAGAGGCCCGGAATAGGGTCATATTGCACGAATTAGGGCACTTAGACCACACCGAGGCTAATTATATTATCAACCCGATAAAGTGCGAGAATGAAGCCAACCGGGCAATGATACACGCGCTATTGAGGGAGGAATTGGAAAGAGTAGACAAGGAAGATTTTAATTATTTAAACTTTATGGAAAGACACAAACTTAAATCAGTAACCGACGAATTAATGGTAATTGATGAATTTTATAGGCTAGTGGGATAGCCGGGAGGAATATATGAAAAAGGTAACATTTGCAGCAGTCGCACTACTCACTCTATTATTGACCGGGTGCAGTCAGCAAGAAGCAGATACAGACCAAGGGCAAGAAGAATCAACCGAGCAAGTGACGACCGAGTCTAGCTCAGAAAAAACGCAAAAAGAAAAGGCTTGGGAGCTGGTAGACAAGGCTAAAGCCAAAAACAAAGAAGAAAACCAAGGCGAAGAGAAATATAGAATGGCTACTGGACGGGTAAGTAAGGCTAGACCGCTACTGGATCAGTTTGCGAATTCTTACAAACAATGGCTTGACTCAAGTCAAATGGACGTGTACTATCGTAGCGATGGTATGGCTGTAGTGTTACCTGTAGCGTCGTCTGAATTGACAAATGACCAGCTACACCAAACCGTGGACGGCTTGCTCAAAATAAAAAACGATGTCGAAAAGACTTACAAAATAACTGACAAAGATTTTACAGCACCGCCCGTCTACGTATTCGACAAAGACGAAAACCGCCTGGCATACGAACAAAACGGCACGATGATTTACGATAAATAAAAAAAGCCCCACGCTCTCAAACTTTGGCGAGTCTGAGCGTGAGACAGTCAAGATAAAGAAAGGTTTCAAAATGAATATTTTGAAAGGTGTCTTTCTATACTCTATTTTAGCAGAAATGGAGGAGAAAGACAATGAATGAAATTAATAAAGTGGCTCTGTATGTGCGCGTGTCTACCACTTCTCAGTTAGAAGAGGGCTACTCAATAGAAGAGCAGAAAGCGAAGCTGGAAAGCTACTGTGATATTAAAGATTGGCACATTTACAAGATTTATACTGACGGGGGCTTTTCTGGCTCTACAACCGAGCGACCAGCGCTAGAGCAACTGATAAAAGATGCCCAAAGCAAGCTGTTTGACACTGTACTAGTATATAAGCTGGACCGCTTGAGTCGTAGCCAAAAGGACACGCTCTACTTGATCGAGGATATCTTTTTAAAAAATAATATCGAGTTCGTGAGCCTACTGGAAAACTTCGATACCTCAACACCATTCGGGCGGGCCGTCATAGGCTTATTGTCAGTATTCGCTCAACTAGAGAGGGAGCAGATAAAAGAGCGTATGCAACTAGGCAAGTTAGGCCGTGCTAAAGCCGGGAAGTCTATGATGTGGGCTAAAACCTCATACGGCTACAACTACGACAAAGAAACAGGGTCAATGACTGTTAACGAGTATGAAGCCCTGGCAGTCAAAGAGATATATTCATCATACTTGGCTGGTATGTCAATAACTAAATTGAGGGATAAGATAAACGAGGAATACCCCAAACAACCAGCTTGGAGCTATCGCACAATCAGAGGAATACTAGCCAATCCTGTATATTGTGGTTTAAATCAATACAAGGGCCAGACTTTCCAAGGCACACACAAGGCTATAATCTCGCTAGATGATTTTGAGCAAACGCAAAGAGAGCTGGCCAAACGGCAGCAGACAGCCAAAGAACTGTCGAACCCTCGACCATTCCAGGCTAAATATATGCTATCCGGACTGACTCAATGTGGTTACTGCCACGCGCCCCTTAAAGTCATTTTAGGCCAAAAGCGAAAGGACGGCACACGATTTAAAAGATACGAGTGCTACCAAAGACACCCTAGAAAGACAAAAGGTGTCACGGTATATAACGACAATAAAAAGTGTGATTCCGGATATTATGACATGGAATTATTAGAGCATTATGTACTAACACGCATCGCTCAGCTACAGAACGACCCAGACAAAATACAAGAGCTATTTTCAGACGATACCAGCCCAGCCGTTGATAAGCAGGCAATACAAAAACAGATAGACGGCCTGACGCTCAAACTGAGCAAGCTGAACGATCTATACCTGGACGACAGGATCACACTGGACGAATTAAGGAGCAAGTCTGCTGACTTTATCAAGCAAAGAAACGCGTTGGAAGATGAAATAAAAAAAGCCTCGACTGATAAGCAAGCAGGCCGAAAAGACAAGATAGAAAAGCTATTAGATGCTAGTAGCGTTCTAGAGATGTCATACGATAATCAGAAAGTTATTGTCAGAGAGTTAATTGACAAGGTACAAGTCACATCTGACAAGGTGGTTATTCGCTGGAAAATTTGATAAATTTAGTTACGCTATTTTCAATA